CAAGTCAAGGTGGTATTACTACCACTGGTGGTGATTTGTATGTTGGTGGTGATCTTTATGTGTCTGATGATATTGTCTATGATGAAGTAACTGGTAGAAACATCAATATCACTGGTGTTGGTACAATTCGTCAATTATTTGTTGGTGCAGGTCATTCTTCTGGGACACTTGATGTTGCTGGTGTATCTACACTTACGGGTACTGTAAGTCTTGGTTCATCTTTATTGATGACCGATGACAAACAATTTATCTTAGGAGAACAATCAGAATTTACTATCTTCCATAATGACTCTGATGGGAATGTCATTAGAGCTAATATAGGTGCTTTAAATATTAAGGCAGATACCCAAAACTTTACTAGTGGTGCTGGAACAACACAAGTAATGTCAACCAACGTTGACGGAAACTATGGTGTTGAACTGTATTACAACAACAATAAGAGATTCGAAACAAAACATGGTGGTGCTGATGTATTAGGTTATTTCAAAGTAAGTGGTATTTCCACTCTTGGAATTGTAACTGGTGCAACCTATTATGGAGATGGATCAAACCTGACTGGTGTAGTTACCACTCTGACAGGTGCTGATGGTTCTGGATTGACTGGTATAACTACATTAATTTCTGCTGGTAGTAATATCACAGTAACGACAAATGCTGGTATCACAACTATCTCATCAACGGGTGGTGTTGGTGTCGGTACTACAAATGTCAGTACAAATACATTGGTCGTCTCTGGGGTATCCACATTAGGAGTAGTAACTGGCGCAACATATTATGGTGATGGATCAGAGGTTGCAGATGTAAGATGGGATATTGGAGCCAATGGTTCTAGTGACTATACTTACACTGGAATTGGATTTACTCAAACTACAAACGATCCTATCCTCTACCTATTAAAAGGTAATGTTTATGAGTTTGAAAATAACAGTGGTGGAAGTCATCCATTTCAAATAAGATTATCAAACGGTGGTTCAGCCTACAGTGACGGAGTAACAAATAATGGTGCAGCAAGTGGTATTATCAGGTTTGAAGTTCCATTTAATGCCCCAGAGACTCTCTACTACCAGTGTACAAATCATTCTGGAATGGGTAATACCATATACACTGTAGGAAGAAACACAAACATTAGTGCAGATTCATTAACTATTTCTGGTGTATCTACATTGGGTGTTATTACTGCAACTAATCAATATAACACTGGTATTGTTACTGCTGTTGGAGGATTTGTCAGTGCAGCTTCTACACAGGGTGTTCAGATTACATTCTCTGGAACGACTTTAACATTTACTGTTGCAGGAATTGGTTCCACAAGTCTTACATTATCCTAATAAATAAGAAAAAAGTCCTCTAAACATGGCTGCGATAATTACTGATCAACTGCGTATCTTGAATGCGAAGAATTTTGTCGATTCCGTACAAGATTCTTCCAATTCTTACTATGCGTGGATTGGTTTACCAGATGCTCCTGAGTTTCAGAGTGATTGGAACTCAAATCCACCTGCCCCTAAAGATAGTTTGGATGACTCCAACTACTACTGGGACACAATGTTGGCCCTTAAAAAGATTAATTCAGGTGATGTGAGTCAGGTTGTAAGGAAAATTACCTGGCAATCTGGTACCACATATGACATGTGGAGGAATGATATTGATAGAGATAACCCATCTCAACCATCTGGATCGTATGATATTTACGACTCCAACTATTATGTAATGAATAGCGAGTATAAAGTTTACATCTGTCTGTTCAATAACGCAAATCCAGAGAATAGTTTTAGAGGTGGTCCTTCCCTTGACGAGCCAAATTTCACAGATTTGGAACCAAGAGAGGCTGGAAGTAGTGGTGATGGTTATGTTTGGAAGTATCTTTACACAATTAAGCCAAATCAAATCATCAAATTTGACTCAACGAACTATATTGCAGTCCCAACTGACTGGGAAACCAACAGTTCTTACTCTGCTGTAAGAGAAAATGCAGGTACAAGTGGACAATTAAAGGTTGTTACCATTAGAAATCGTGGAGTTGGCATAGGAACTGCCAATGTTACATACACAAGAGTGCCAATTTTAGGTGATGGACGTGGTGCAGAGGCCACAGTTGTCATCAATAACGACTCAAAAGTCGAATCCGTGACAATTTCAAGAGGAGGAAGTGGATATTCCTTCGGAACTCTCGATTTGGAGAGTGGTGGCGTCCCAAATGGCAGTGTCGAACCCGTTTTTAACGTAATTATTCCCCCTCCAGGTGGTCACGGAGCCGATATTTATCGTGAATTGGGTGCTTATAACGTACTTTCTTATGCTAGATTTGAAAATGACACCCAAAATCCCGATTTCATCACTGGAAACCAGTTTGCACAGGTCGGAATCGTCAAAAATCCAACAAATTACAACTCAACAACTTATTTGACCAAAGATAAAGCCAGTGCACTCTATGCATTGAAGCTTGTTGGCACTGGCTATAGTGAAGCAGTCTTTACAGCAGACAGCTTTGTCACACAAACCGTTGGTTTAGGTTCAACAGCCATCGGTAGAGTTGTTTCTTATGACCAACAAACTGGTATTTTGAAGTATTGGCAGGACAGAAGGACTGCAGGATTCAATACTGACGGTACTCAGAACGTTGTTCCCGTATATGGTTTTGAACAATTGAAGTTTACGTCGTCACCTACAACAGGTGGTAGTATCCAAATCTCACCAACTTCGGGTAACACACTTAATATTGACCAAAACTTTTCAGGTGTATCTACGACAATAAATAGTCGTACCTACTATCTGGGTCAGGAATTCAATAGTGGAATTTCAAATCCAGAGTCTCAAAAGTACTCTGGTGACATCATTTATGTTGATAATAGGCCATCAGTCACCAGATCATCTTCACAGAAAGAAGACGTTAAAGTTATCTTGCAATTCTAAGAGATATGCCACAGGAAACTAATCTCAATGTCGCTCCATATTTTGACGACTTTGATCCCCAGTCGAATTATTATAAGGTTCTATTCAAACCTGGTTTTCCTGTTCAAGCAAGAGAACTGACTGGTCTGCAGTCTATTCTGCAAAACCAAGTTGAGGAGATGGGTAACCACTTCTTCAAAGAAGGTGCAAAAGTAATACCTGGTGATCTGACATATATTCAGAATTTTTATGGTGTGCAGATTGAACCCGAATTCTTGGGTGTTCCTGTTGGCATTTATCTCGATCAAATTGTTGGTACCACAATTACTGGTGCAACATCTGGTGTAACTGCAAAAGTTGTCACATATATCACAGACGAAGAGTCCGAAAGAGGTACATATACACTTTATTTGAACTATGAGAACTCTGCAAACTCTGATGAGGATGTAAGTACGTTTTTAGATAGTGAAGTTCTTCTTACCAGTAAGAATATCACTTATGCATCTACCTTTATTTCTGCTGGTGAGGGTTTTTCAACAACAATCCCACAAAATGCAGCAATTATTGGTTCCTCATTCAATTTATCTCAGGGTGTTTATTTCCTGAGAGGGTATTTTGTCAATGTTAATGCTCAAACACTGATTCTTGACCAATATTCCAATGTTCCATCTTATCGAGTAGGTTTGGACGTTGTTGAAGAGATCGTTTCTTCTGACGTTGACCCTTCACTCAACGATAATGCTCAAGGATTCAACAATTTTACGGCTCCTGGTGCAGATAGACTGAAAATTTCGACAACTTTGTCGAAAAAGCCCCTTGATAGTTTTGATGAGTCAAATTTTGTTCAATTATCAGAAGTAAAAGACGGTGTTTTACGTCTTATTAACAAAAATACTGATTATAACTTCTTAGGTGATGAATTTGCACGTAGAACTTTTGATGAATCGGGCGATTACTACGTAAAAGAGTTTGTAACTTCAGTTAAGAACAGTCTTAACAATAATGAAGGAAATAGAGGTATCTATAATTCCACCCAAGTCACTCAATCGGGCAATGTTCCCAGTGACGACCTTGGTATCTACAAAATCTCTCCTGGTAAGGCTTATGTAAGGGGATATGAAGTAGAAACCATTGCACCTACTTTAATTGATTTTAGAAAGCCAAGAACTACAAGAAATATTGAAGATCAGGCGGTTAATTTTGGTTTTGGACCAACTCTCAATTTAAACAGAGTAAGTGGATCTGCAACAATTGGTATTAATACCTCTTTGACTCTGAGTTTGAGAGATCAGAGAGTTGGTGTTAATTCATTGACCTCTTCAGGAAAAGAAATTGGTATTGCAAGAGTATATGACTTTGTTTTAGAAGGTGGTTCGTATGAAACTGCATTCCCCAATCTGAATACCTGGGATTTGTCATTATTTGATGTTCAGACATATACTGACATTACCCTCAACGAACCAATCACACTTTCTACATCAACCTTCATCAAAGGTGAGTCAAGTGGTGCAAAAGGTTATCTTAAGTATAATGTAACAGCAGGTACTGGACTGACTGCATATAATGTCGAAGGAGAATTCCATAAAGGTGAGAGACTTCTCTTTAATGGGGTATTAGATGATGCAAGATTTGTTACTAGTGATAAGAACTTCTCATTATCTGATGTCAAGTCAGTATTTGGTGTAGTTGGAACTGCAGCAACCTTTACTGGAGATACTATTCAGTCACAAGTTCGTAGTTTTGGTTCTGCCAATATTTCTGCTGAATCTGGAAGCACATCACTGATTTCAATTCCTGCAGATCCTGGTTTCTCGTTTGTTGGTATCGTTACTGTTGGTAATATTGTAAGATATTCTAGACCATCTTTAGATGTAGCAAGTTTTGCAAGAGTTACAGGTGTTGGTCAGACTAACATTACTGTTGAAGCCGTCACTACTGTTTCTGGTATTTGCAATGGTGCTCTTCCAACTAGTGTAGAGACCATTCAGAACTTCGAACTCCTCTCCACCAAAGGGGTTGGTGGTTCTGGTTCAGGTAATTTGGCTAATAATGACACTCTTTACAGTGCATTCCCTAAGACCAATATCTCATCAGTAAATCTTATTGGTTCAGAATTAGTAATTAGAAGACAATATACAACTTCCATCACTAACAATTCTACTCCCGTCATCAATACTGAGGATAAGGAAGTATTCTTACCATTTGATGAGGAAAGATATACTCTGATCAGATCTGATGGTTCTACTGAAGTTCTGAGTGAAGATAGATTTGAATTTACGAATGGTTCAAAGTCACTTCAAATCAATGGTCTTGGTGCTAATGACACCAACACCAAATTGATTACTACAATCAGAAAGACTGACGTTACTTCAAAAACAAAACTGAAGAACGTATCTCAAGATTTGATTATCAATAAGTCAAGTAAAGCAGCATCTGGTATTGGTTCAACTACATTAGATGATGGTTTAACAACTGGTAACTATCCTTATGGAACAAGAGTTCAGGATGAGGTTATCTCGCTGAATACTGTTGATGTCTACAAGATCTACGGTATCTTTGAGTCAGATGACAATTCTGATCCAGTATGTCCTAATATGACATTATCACAACTTGATGGTATTACTGCTACAACAAATGACCTGATTGTTGGAGAAGTTCTCACAGGTCAAACTAGTGGTGCAAAAGCAATTTATCTCCAGAAACTTGATGATACTGCAATTTACTTCACATATCTGAATGACACAACATTCCAGAATTCAGAAGTAATCAGTTTTGAGTCTTCAACTGTCAATGGTGTCTCATCAAATGTAAAACTGGGTTCTAAAGACGTTACTTCTGACTTTAAGTTCTTTAATGGTCAAAGAGGAACATTCTACGATTATTCTAGAATTGAGAGAAGGGGAGAAGCACAGATTCCTACCAGAAAACTCCGTGTATACTTTGCTTCATCTTCTTACGATGATGCTGATGAGGGTGATATCACAACCATCAACTCTTATGTTGGTTATAAGTATGGATCAGAAATTGGTCAAGTCCAAGATGTAAGAGTATCTGATATTATTGATGTAAGACCACGACTGACTGATTATGTGGTTGCTGAGAATGCAAGGTCACCATTTGAGTTTGATGGTAGAAACTTTGCTGATGGACAGAATGGTAATCTCCAATCATCAAGTCATATCATTGCTTCTGATGAGTCACTGACTGTGACTTACGATTATTACTTACCAAGAGCAGATAGAGTCTTCATTGATAAAGAAGGTGTTCTTAGTGTTCTTGAGGGTGCACCAGATGATGAACCCAGACTTCCTGATAGTCTGAGTGGTGTGATGAATATTGCTAATGTATTCCTCCCAGCATATCTTTTCAACACTGCAGACGCAGAAATCAAGTTTATTGAGCATAAGAGATATCAAATGAGTGATATCTCTAAACTCGAACAGAGAATCAAAAATCTTGAGTATTATACATCACTTAATCAACTTGAAACGAATACTCTCAATCTTTTCGTCGAGGATGCAAATGGTAATAACAGATTCAAGTCTGGTATCTTTGTAGATAACTTCACAACTCTTGAGCCTCAAGATACAAGTATTGGTATCAGAAACAGTATTGATACTGAGAAAGGTATTCTTAGACCATCCCACTACACTACTGCACTCAATCTTCAACTTGGAACAACTGCAGTAACGGGTATTGGTACTACATCTGACGCAAATCAAGATTCAAACTTTGCAGAAGTTGTTGGTGCAAATGTCAAGAAGAGTGGTCGAATTTTGACACTCGATTATACTGATGAGACTTGGTTACAGCAACCATTTGCAACAAGAGTTGAAAATGTAACTCCATACTTGGTTCAGTTCTGGCAAGGCAATATTGAACTCACCCCTGAAGTTGACGTTTGGATTGATGTAAACGAACTTGAAGTCAATGATGTAATGATGGAGGGTTCATTCAGAGGTGTTGCTGAAGCTCTAGGTGCAGATATTAGAACAAGAAGAGATGGTTCAAGAGCAGGTGTTTCTCCTGTTATTTGGAACTCTTGGCAGACTGTTGGTGTAGATGTAAACACCTCCTTGTCGAACAATCAATCAACCCAAACAAGTTCTTCGACAAGACAAACCAGTGGTACAGTACGAAATGGTAGAGTAATTGCTACAACCACTAATACTCAGACAACCAATACAACAACTACAGACAATAATATAAGAGCAACAACGTCCGTCAATCTTTCTCAAAATAGAACTGGAAGACAGTTCTTTGTCAACGAAAGAATTGATACAGAGTCTCTTGGTAGTAGAGTTGTAAGAAGAGAGATCATCAACTTTATGAGATCTCGTAATATTGATGTAACTGCAACCTCATTCAAACCATTTACAAGAGTCTATTCATTCTTTGATGATGTTGATGTCAACAACTACGTGACACCAAAACTCATTGAAATTGAAATGCTTCATGGAACTTTTGTTGTTGGTGAGACAGTGAGAGGTAGAATGGATGATGGTGGTTCTCAGATCACTAATGGTTCTACAATTCCTACAATTGACTTTAGAGTTGCCACAACTAATCACAAGTATGGACCATTCAATAGTCCAACAGATGTATATGATAGTAACCCATACAATAGGGACATTTCAATTCCAGCTATCTACTCTGCATCCTCAACAATTCTGAATATTGATACATTCAGTCTTCAGTCACAAGATTTCCCACAATTTAGTGGATGGATTTCTGGGTCAATGATCTTGACTGGAGCATCGAGTGGTGCACAAGCTAGGGTTTCTAATGTAAGACTTATCACTGATAGAGTTGGTACACTTCAAGCATCATACTTTGTCCCAAGTCCTAATAATCCTGCAAACCCAATCTTTGAAACTGGTAGATCAAGTTTCAGACTTACAAGTAGTAAAACTAACAGTACAATTGAAGGACTTGTATCAACTGCTGGTGAATCAATCTTCTATTCACAAGGTGATGTTGATACAACTCAAGAAACAACTCTCTCTGTCAGAAATGCAACAGTAAGAAGAGCTGATCTAACTCAGAGAAGAAATATCGGTGATACAGCAACATCAAATACGATTACAATTACAGATACGAATACCGATACACAATCTACGTCTAGTACATCTGTACAACTTATTCCCCCACCCCCACCACGACGTATTGACCCACTTGCACAAACATTCTTAGTTGATGATCCATCTGGTGTATTCATCACTAAAGTTGATTTGTTCTTTGTATCTAAGGATGAAAATATTCCTGTTCTCTTCGAAATTAGAGAGACCAATCTTGGCACCCCAACTGAAAAAGTTCTTCCTTTCTCATTCAAGAGTGTAGATCCTAAAGATGTAAAACTCAGTGAAGATGGTACTGTAGCAACAACTATTACACTTGATGCTCCAGTTTATCTGAACCCAGAGAAGGAATACGCAATGGTTCTTCTCTCACATTCTACAGAATATAGAGTTTGGATTAGTAGACTTGGTGAGGCCGATGTAACTACATTAGGTCAAGAAGCAGGTCAGATTCTGGTTACTGAGCAACCACTTCTTGGTTCTCTCTTCAAGTCTCAAAACGCTTCTGTATGGACACCTTCTCAGTATGAAGATCTTAAGTTTAATCTCTATGTGGCAAACTTTAAGTCACAGGGTTCGGTTTCGTTCTTCAACCCAGAACTTCCATCAGATCTTGCACAGATTGATCCTAATGGTTTGACAGTCAACTCAAGAGAAATCAGAGTTGGTCTTGGAACAACTGTAAATGATAGTGGCCTCGTTGTTGGTAGAACTGTCAAGCAGTTGAATAATGGTGCACAAGGTACTCTGGTCGCATTTGCAGGTTCTGTAACTTCTAACTTTACGATTACAAATGCAGGTGTTGGATATACACCTTCATCAGGATCTTTCACATACACTGGTGTGGCACTTACTGCTATTACTGGTAAGGGTGTAAATGCTACAGCAGACATTACAATTGATGATGGTGTTGCAACTGCTGCTGTGGTTAGAGCAGGTGGTTCTGGTTATGTTGTTGGTGATGTATTGACACCTGTACAAGTTGGAAGTGTCAATCTTGGTTCTGGTATTCAACTTTCCGTCAATGAACTTCTTGGTAATAATACACTTGTACTTGATAACGTACAGGGTAACTTCACAACCAACTCTGCATACCCACTGTATTATGAAAACAGTGTTGGGTTTACGACTGAACTTAATGATGTTGGTGGAAACGTCATTCCTGTGTCACCTATCAATGTCACTGAGCAGGGTAACTACATCAGAGTATTCCAGAGAAATCATGGTCTCTACTCTAATGTAAACAGAGTAACAATTTCTGATGTTAGAAGTGATCTTGTTCCTAATACTCTCTCACAAGAATATGGTTTTGACACCACGACCTTCATCACAATCGAAGGTTTGGCAACAGACTTTGAAACCTTCGAAAATCTTGGTGTAGGTGGTACTAACCCAGGTTATGTGAAGATTGGTGATGAAATTATTTCTTACACTGGTGTCAACGGTAGAACTCTGACTGGTGTCACAAGAGGTATTGACAATACAACTATTGCAACACACTCCTCTGGTGAACTTATCTACAAGTATGAGTTGAATGGTGTATCTCTCAGAAGAATCAACACTTCACATCAACTTGCAAATGTCGATTCAAGTGAATTAGATGAAGCACCTATTGGACTTGACTACTATTATGTCAAGGTTCAGATGAATGCAAATGGTACGAATAGAGCACCTGCAAATGCTGCAGGATTCCCACCACTCTACTTTAATGAAAACAAACTTGCAGGTGGACCATTGGTTAAGGGTACTTACAACTTACCATATAACTTGATCACTCCTAAGGTTACTACCATCACACCACAAGGCACAAACCTCATTGCACAAGCAAGAACTATTTCTGCTTCGAGTGTATCTGGTAATCAGGAGTCATATCTCGACAAGGGATATAAGCAAGTCACAATCTTTGATAAGAACTATTTTGATGGTCAAAGAATGGTTGCTTCTGCTCAAAACGAAGGTAACCTGTTAAATGGTGATACCTTTGCTGGTAATAAGTCATTTGAAATGCAATTCACCTTGTTATCTGGAAACTCTAGAATCAGTCCTGTCATTGACCTTGATAATGCATCTGTTGTTTATACAATGAATAGAGTTAATCGTCCCGTTACAGATTATGTGGCTGACTTTAGAGTTAACGGTATTGAAGATGATCCTAACAGATTCACATATGTATCTAAGAATGTAACTCTTGAGAATCCAGCATCATCATTACAAGTTCTCCTTGATGGTTATGTATCAAACTACAGTGATATCAGAGTATTCTATGCACTTGATCAAGATGTACCAGTAGAAGAGGCAATCTTTGTTCCTTTCCCTGGTTATAAAAATATTGATATCAACGGTGCAATTCTTGATATTTCATCAAACAATGGTACTCCCGATAAGAAAGTTCCTAAGGTTGATGCTTATGTTTCAGAACCAACTCAAGACCAATATAAAGAGTACAAGTTTACTATTGACGAAGTAAAACCATTCAAGACATTTAGAATTAAGATCATTGGTACTTCGACAGATCAGTCCAATGTACCAATGATCAGAAACCTGAGAGTACTTTCATTCGCATAATATGGACAATATGATTCCAGTTGATGGAATGGATGGTTATTATAGAGACATCCATTCTGGTGCCATTGTTAACACAAACAACATTGATTACGAAACATATGTGAGAAACAGAGAAAAACTGAGGGAAGATAAAAAGAAATTTGATTCTCTTCAGTGTGAGGTAAGTAATTTAAAGAGTGACGTGACAGACATTAAGAATATGCTCAATACTATCACCGATTTATTAAATAAATAGACATATAAGTAGGTCTCATTATAGATGGCACAGCCTAGTACTAGACAAGAACTGATTGATTATTGTTTAAGACAATTGGGTGCTCCAGTATTGGAGATCAACGTTGCAGATGAACAGATTGAAGACACTGTGATCATTTCAGAATCAGGCCGTTCTCTGACTGCCCACCATGCGGTATTGATCACG